CCTGCTAACTTTGTGTTTGTTTTCTATTTCTTGAAATGGGTCAGATTTGTTTCCAAGTCGGATAGTCTTTTTTTGCTTTAAGAGATGAGCAAGAATTGATTTGGGATTTTTGTTTTTAATTCCATTTTCTAATTTCTTTTCAAGAAGGTCTAAATCAGCTGGTTTCAAATCATCATCCCAAATGTTATTTAGATTCCTAAAATAACAATGATGGCAATCTGTTAGGCAGTTGCCATATGAGTCAATAGAAAGTGGAAGAGGACAGTACAAACCGTCCCCTCTCACTGTTACACTACTTTTTAACTTCTTCACTACTTGGTAGGAATATCAATATCAAAGTGAGGTGCCATCTTTGAAACTCTCCGGACATCGTCTTTGGTTTCTTTTAAGTTGGCTTTTCCACCAGCATCCTCATAAAGAGCATCTGCAGCTTCTGCCCATGCTTCCATAGTTTTAGGAGCTTTCTTGGCATTCAGAGCTTTACAAACTGCATCCAGACGAGTCATTCCAACCTTTACTTTTTTAGGCTTTGGAGCAGGTGCTTCCTCTTCATCATCATCCTCAGCAGGAGTGGCTTTCTTTGCTTTCTTTCCTTTCTTAGCTTTTGGAGCAGGTGCCTCTTCTTCCACATCCTCATCCTCTTCATCCTCTTCATCCTCTTCATCCTCTTCATCCTCTTCATCCTCTTCATCCTCTTCATCCTCTTCATCCTCTGGTTCAGGGGCAGGAGCTTTCTTGCTTTTCTTTCCTTTCTTAGCTTTTGGAGCAGGGGCTTCCTCTTCCTCTTCTTCCTCCTCCTCTTCAACTTCTTCACCTTCCATCAATCCCATCTCTTCTAAGATAGCAATGGTTTTATCTGAAAACTCATCATCCTCAGTTATAAGCTTGGAAGCTTTTGTTATCCCAGCTTTCAGGTCAACATCCTTAGCTTTTGTTGTTACTACAATCGCTGGATCAAGTTCCATCACAGCATTTAATTCTTTCGCGGCTTTGATTAAATCGTTTCTGTTCATAATTATTTTTTTACTTTTTTAAAAATGGTTTTATTTTAACATTCATCTATATAATACAATTGCCTTTTGGTTGCATTAGGGTTGGTGGTTATTATTTTTTTCTTTTCTATATTTAAGAACACCATCAACCCACTTCCTTTTAGATACTAAAGAAGCCTTAACAAAATGCTTCATAGCATAGGCCATGAGCTCCTCTGGTGTTTCGGGTAGTTTAGGAGCTTCTGTGCACTTTCCTTCTTCACATTTAGTTGGTTCTTTTATTAGCTCCTGTTCCAGCCAACTTATATGATGTTGTATTGTTTTTTGTAGTTTAGCCTGTTCCATTTGGCTATGAGTTTCAAACAATCCCTTTACCATAAAGACTAAATTGACTAAATGTTTTCTATGATCCATAACATCCATTTTATAAATTGAACAATCCAATATGATATACCGATGGTGCCTCCAATAACTAATAACCAACTTATTAAAAAAGCCCACGCACTTTTGGCTTATCAGCCAATTTTGATGCAGCTTTAGCAATTCTATTTTTAGCTATTTCAAAATACTTATTATCTATTTCAATTCCAATAAAATTTCTATTCAAATTCACACAGGCAACGCCAGTTGTTCCTGAACCCATTGTAAAATCAAGGACTGTTTCACCTTCATCCGTGTAGGTTTTGATTAGGTATTCCATCAAAGCAACTGGTTTTTGAGTAGGATGAACATTCCTACTGTTGTCTGTTCCAAATGTTTGTATACTTTTAGGATAATTAGTATGAGTCTGCTTATATGGTTTCTTTATTGATCTTCCGAATCCCAACTCTGTTTTACTTGGATTCACACCTCCTCTTGGCTTCCCGTCTGTTTTAATAAGTCCCTGTGGGTTATACGTTCCAAATTTTTTATAAAAAATAGATATGTTTTCATGTACTTTCATAACTTGTTTTTTAGCCAGCATCGGATTTGATGGTCTTTTTTTATGCCATATTATATCATACTTATAGTTCTTAATATTACTCATTCTTAAAGCACTACTGAAAGGCTCACTACCAAATAATACAATAGCTCCGTTAGGTTTTATTAGTTTGTTTAGTCTTAGCCACATTTCATCAAAAGGAATTACACTATCCCATTTACAATTAGTTATACCATAGGGTAAATCACAAATAACAGCATCAATACTTTTATTTGGTATGTCTTTCATTACTTCGAGACAATCGCCTAAATATATTTCGTTTCTTTTCATATTTCGTTTTTAATTATTCTTGTCTACAAATAGAACAATGTTTATGGTCCGTTATCATATTATATTCAGTTTCATTTTATTTTCTTTAATTTCATTCCATAATTATCGACACCTTTCTTAATTTCCAAACCTTTCTTTTTTATCAGTTTGTTTCTTTTAAAGGGTGTATAATTTACTTGGTGCTGCCACCGTCCCCACTTCCATGTTACTCTAGTTAGGTTGGGGTGTAGCTCTTTAAGAGCTTCTGCCATCTTTAAACGACCATCTTGGATCAAATATAAGTCCTCAGTGTTTCCTCCTTTAATAGTCATTGTGGTGGATTTCAATTGTATGAAAGCATAGAAAAGAATCGTACACCATTTCTCCTTTAAAGCTTGCAAACAAACATCTGTATCATCATTGTACAGGCTTCTCCATCTAAAGGGAATGGCATTGTTCACTAGTGTGCAGGAATAGATTCGGGTGTTTATAACAAAGGCTGGATGTAGAACTTTACTAGGTACAAAGAAGTCATATTGGAATCCAGCATATGCTATATTCTCATATCTATCCACAAAGTCCTCAGCACACCTAAAGATAGTGCCTGATGTAACAGGAACATGGTAGTTGTTATTGAATCTACAAAAGCCTTCAATATTATCATCCAGTTGCCAATGTCTTTTAGCTCCTAAAGATATGGAATGTTCCATGATCCAATTCCTAGCTGAAAACAATCCCTTATTGCTAAAGGGCAATACCAGAATCTTTTTAGGAGAAATGACAGAAGCATATTGCTCATACTCTTCTTTTTCTACCACTATATAATAAGGCATATTCATTAGCTCCAGAGCTTTACTAGTCAATCTGGTTTCCCACCTACCTTTAGATGGTATGTACACTGGGTATTTAGGATTCATCGATGTATCGTTTATTGAAGTGATGACGAATTTCTCTTTTTGGATACCAAATGCTTGGTTGCTTTTTAGTTATCCTTTGATTAAGAAGCTTTGCAAACTCCTCTACATCTTCTTGGTTTCTAAAGTGGACAATTATTTTACGGAAGGAGGTTAAATCATTCTGTGTAAATTCAGGCATCCCTTCCCACTCCTTTTCCCATAGAGGTTTGACTTCAAAGAATCCTTTGGACTTCTTTTCTGGTTTTTTATTTCTTTCCATATTATAAACAATTTGAAAGCTCTTCCAACCAATTCTTATCTTTAAGATTGTTATGAAGCATATTAAGATTAAGAATCAAATCAGCAAAATTCTTTCCTGTCACTAATTGTGATTCTGGATTTGGTATATTAGCATAAGCATCAAGCGCATGAAATGAATTGACATACAATCGTTCTTGAGTCACTTGTATAGTTTTCTTTTCTATATCAAAATAACATAAATACAAAATACCTCTTGTGCTTTCTGGGATTGGTGTTCCTAAAATAGTTGTTGGATTTTTCATAATATTTTTGTTTAAAAGTAACTTGTTAAAAATGGTCTTCCAATTTGTAATTTCTGTAAAACATATACATGTTGGGAGCTGTCAAATGCTCCTTCTCTAATTACCAATTCATTTATTCGCATCACACCCAGATTCTTTTCTCTGCCTTTCCAATCTTGATTTAAACCATACATGGCTGTAACATGGGCATACTTCCTTTTGTCTTCAGAAAAGTTTTTTAGACTCAAGCTGTTTTTTTCATAGCTATTAGCATCGGCTTGGGTGGGTGCTATCACAAGCGCATTCCTTTCCTGACTAATACTTCTCAAACCTTTCCAGATTTCATTTTGTTGATGTCTAAATTCCATCCGACTTGGAGGAGCTAAAATATCAGCATAATCAATTGCTATTAAATCAGGTACAAACCCATCTTCCACCTCCCACATATTAAGTATGTCATTGATTCCCTTTATAGACAAGGTGCCATTAGCATGAGTGGATAGTTTGAATTGTTTAGGATGGTTTATGAAAAAGTCAGAATACTTTTCTTGAGCTTCTTTTTTACTCAGGGCATTTTTGATATGAATCTCTTTAATCCATGGTGTGCCTAATCTGTATTTGTAATATTGATCACAATTGTAACAGGGTGAATATTCAGGATTGTCTTTGTAAGACTGTATCAAGTCCTCTAATACAATGTCCTGCCTGATTGTGTCCTTAGTGTAATCTAACCCATCTAACACCCCAATCATTGACTCCCGTTCGTCTAAAGTACAAGAATCAAGCTGATTACGGAGGCAGTCTTTCACAGGAAGCCACAAGGCACCGGTATATCTATCTTGATTGCTCTTTCTGGCTAAGTAAATACACATACGAAGGATTTGTTGAGTTTCGGTCATATCTCCAGCTTGGAAGAAAGCAACCTTTGCTCCTTGGCGGGAAGCTCTTATCGTCATATCTAATAACCAAAATGTCTTTCCTCTTTTCTCTGGGGCCATTAAACCAATCAAACCTCCTCTAACAAATTGATGATTCCAAAACTTTCCTAATGCTCCGGGATATTGTACAATTGGAGTTTCGGATTCTGAAAAAGCTTTACTAACAACATCCAGAGTAGATTCATCAGAAAGGTTTATGTCCATCCTTTCTTCAGCTACTGATTTGTAATCTTTTATCAGTGCCTCAGCTTCTTCCAATTTTCCATCATCTAATAGAGTTTGGGTTTGTTCATTTAATTGAATCAGCTTTCTTTCTTTGAAATGCTTTTTTGTTTTGCTTAATAGGGCTTTTATATTGATTGGGTCACTTACATACTCCTCATTTAAATCAGGCAAGATATCATTTTCAATCTCTTCTGCCAAGTCCTCTGATATTTTTTTATGCTTAACTTTCTCAAAGTAAATGATTTCAATATCTTTTTCTGGTGCTTTTTTAAACTGCTCATAATATTCCATACACCATTTAGCTAGGATGCCAGCCGCTGCGCTTTGGAATAAATCTAATTTAAGCACAGGTGCTATCTGTTTGATGTAATCAGTTGAAGTGATTAAGCCTATTATGATTTTTCTTTCTAAGTTCATATGGGTTTATTGAATTTTATTTGTTTACACATTCTTTGGATTCTGCTTGGTATGCGATCATCTCCTAAATTCTGAGCTAATTCAGCCAAACTAAAATTGGATGTTATTATGGTTTCTTTTTCCCATTCATACCTTCTGTTGATGATTATGTAAAGAATCTGTAATGCCCACTCCGTAACTCTTTCTGCTCCAAGGTCATCCAGTACCAAATAATCATAGGCTATATATTTTTCAATTATTTGATTCTCATCCATGACATTCTTTCCATAGCTTGCTTTTATCTCAACCAATAAGTCTGAGGCATTTTTAAAGCAGTAGGAAGCTTCTTGATTGTAGATGTAATTGAAATGCTTAGTTTCCAATAACATGGTACAGGCTTCTATTGTTTTACCACTTTTAACCACTCCATACAAATAGCTATTTTCCCACATTTCTATTTCAGGAAGGTTTAAGCATAAAAGATCAGTTTCAATTCTTGGAGGAAATGTTGAATGAATAAAGCTTTCTTTTATCAAGCTGTTCCACTTTCCTTCTCTGATACAAAATTCACATTCCTGCCTTTTGTATTCTCTTTTACATTTGATACATTCCATAGTTAGTTATGCTCAGGTTGTTGTATGATTCTTTTCTTTTCAAAATTTATAAGCTCCTGCACTCTATCCATCAATACTTTTATTTTTTCAAAATGGGGTGTTTCTTTTTCTGCTTCTCTCACAATCTCTTTAATCACAGGTGTGACTGTATCATTTGTGAAAGGGTATTGCCTTCCTGTAATTGCAAAAGTTATATCATCTAGCATTTTTTTAAACTCTAAAGAATCACGAAGCCCTTTAGCAAGTTTTCTAGCATCTTCAATTGTTTTTAATTTTTCATAAGTCATAATCATTTTTCTTTATCGGGTTGACCAAAGTCGGTTGTTATTTTTCTTCCTGTTTTTTTATCATTTGTTTTTCTTCTAATGTCATTCATAAATGAAACATCATCATCCCATCGTTGTTGATTTAACCAAGTAGTTGGATGAGGTATTATGCCCCGTCCCCACTGGTCTGTTTCTTTCTGTTCAAGAATAGCGCCTTTGATTATATCCCAATCAGGTGCATCAGCTTTTTTACATATGGTGTTCCATTTAGTTTGCGCAGTAGGTTTGGCAACCTTTCTTGGATACAATTTCCAAAATCTAGTAAACAAGTCTGGTGTTATTTTTTTGGGATTTTTTTTATTATTTAGGTTTAATTTTTCTTTTTCTTTTTCTTTATCTATATCCTTAGCACCATAACTGGTGCTTGTTAGGTACTTAATTTCTGTATTTAAATTGAATGAATCCAATATTTCTAAAACAGAATTGTGAACTTTATTTTTCGGGTTTAAAATTCCGTACTGTTCTGTTAAGAATGAGTTGATTAGCCATCGTTTTCCCCTATCAAATTCAAATATACGTTTTTCCTTCTCTGTATTGAACAAAATCAGGGCTTGTCTTTTATTTACCATCATCTCTTTTCCAATATAAATTTGAGCAACTTCAAAGTCTACAATCCAGATTCCAGCATGGTTGCAGTCATGGTTTATATAATCCCAGAGGAGCTTATAAGGTCCGGGCAAACTTTTCATAAAAGCTTCTTTGTATTTATTGGTATCAGTATATCGTTTCGCCATCTTTAGTTAGTTTTTTTAAATAGTATAGATGTATATGGGGCATTTGAATACCATATTTTATCACAAACTCCACATCTCATTTTAGATATTACATTATGTTTTATTACATGCCAATCCCTTTTTTTAATAGGTTTCTTTCTTTCCTTACAATGACAAATGCCTCTCATAAGATTTTTGCCTTTAGTTCTTTGATTTGTTGGGGTTTCATACTACCCGGATCATTTGTAATAGAAACAATCCAAGCATCAACTCCTCTGAATCCCAATTCAGCTTTTAATTTATTAGCTTGTATGATAGCTTGGGGATCAGGATCAAAGACAATAGCAACTCTATCAAAGGTGTCCGCAATAGCTCTTAATTGCCTGTTTGTAAATTCTATTCCAAATGTACAAAATGCTTCTCCTCCTATTTTCCAAACATCTGTTATTCCTTCTACACATATTCCAGTTTGCGTCCAAGCTTCTTCCTTGCCATAGAGAATATGTTTGTGATGTATCTTTTCCCTGTGTTTAGGACACGCGAGATACTTTGTAAGGCTTCTGTTGGTAATATCCCTTGTTTGAAAGGTAACTCGTTGCCCTTGCCAGTATACGGGTGCCAGAATCCTATGTCCATAATGTATCTTATCTAACAAGCTAATTGGACCAGTACCCATAACATCCCAATAGTGAATTAGCTCCTCTGGGTCAAATCCTCTTTTTGTCAAATAGGTTTTATGCTTTTTCTCTAATGGTCCAACATTACTAGGAAGTTTGAAAAGTTCTTGTTTGGGCTTGTGTACTTTAATTTTACTTGTTAGGAGTTCATATGGTTTTATTATTCCATAGGCTTCCTGTTCTGATATATTCATCATCTTAGCAATTGTACCAACAATAGGATGCCAACCACATCTCCAGCAATAATAATATCCTTGGTCAGCTTCAAATCCAAGATGCATACCTGTATTCCCAGAACAATAAGGGCAAGGAGTATTGACCCAGCCGGGCCGACAATGTTTATGCCCTTCTGTTAGGAAATGAATACCATGGTTTCGGTACAAAGAGATAATATCCATTACAAATCTTTTTCAGGAATGATTTTGTAATCCCCATGGAGTGTTCCACATTCTGAACAATATATAAAATACGTATTCCCATAGGTTAAAAGCACTTGACGGTATCTTAAAGTCACCCCACAGCACTTTGATTTTAGTTTAATGTTACTTGCCATCTTTTCTTCCATTTAGATAAGCTACACGATCAGCAGCATCTGTACTATTTGAATGATCACTATCTGTATGCCATTTTCCATCAGGAGCGTAAAAGCCAACAGTAAATAAATTTGGTTCACTTCTTATATACACCCACATTTTAGTTTCCTCCTTTTGCTTTTAAAATCCTTTTGCGATAAGCTTTGTAATTAACTAGATCACTTGGGTGTGTACCATATCCTTTAGCAATCATATTTTTAGCTACTGATTTGGAAACCTTATGGGTGTCCATCATTAGTTGTATTTTTTCAAGATTCTTTTCAAGTATTTTTCTTTTCTTCTTAGCTTGGTTTTTCAGATGTTGTTCTGGTGTTAGAGTTTTCATAATATTTGTTTTATTGTTTCGTGAATAATTACATGATGGAAATCCCCATCATAATTGGAATTCATTTCATTTGTTACAGTCATGTCAGCGTAGATACTGTCTTCAGCTTCCACTAGTCGCCAAACAGGATGATCCGTGTCCTTATTTGTTATTATTTGTGCTAGAAATAACATCAGCTTCCTATTTGGGTGTTATGAGATTTCTTTTCAGCTACCATTTCCTTTTTAGCTTGTTCAGGAATAGGAACAGGAGTTTGTGAGGCAACTTCTTCACTTGCGTGGGATAATTTAGCCATCAAATCCGTCATGGGTGTCCATCTATTAGAAGAGGCATAATCATGGTTTGCTTTTTTGCTTTGCTTCTTCCTTCTTTTGATTCTGGTTTTACTTTTTGCCATGGTTTAAGTTTTTAAGTATTATACAATAGTTTTAGTTTTCATTTAGGGTTGTTTTTAATTCACCTAGTGTTTTCCAAATAACACTCCAGCTCCATCCTTTTCCCCGTAGCTCTTGTACAATTTGTCCTCTCGCTAATTTAGGGGATTTGTCAAGATAATTATATGGATCAGCTAGCACCATAGATGCTACTTGTTTTGCTTGATCCCCAAGCTCTTCCCAAACCTCAAAAAACAGATTGGGTAGCACATAAGGTTCATTACTATAAGTGTGGCTGGCATCATCATCACAATCCTCATATTCTAAGGAGTCATATGTGTATCTCTTCTCTCTGGTTAGCACATTACATAATCGTCCTGACATTCCATTCCATACATAACTTGATAGGCTTCCTTTATCTGGGTCATATGTTTCTAATGCTTCATAATAAGCAACAGAAGCTTCACCAAATAGCTCATCAAAGTCCATTCCACTGTTCATGAAATATTGCCAAGTGATTTTACGGATTAGATTTATGTTATCCATTTCTTAATAATTATTTAATAGTTCAGTTAATAAAGATTCAGTTTCAGTTATTTTTCCATCCAGTACACTATCCAGCACCCTTCTCTTTGAATCAAGAAGTCTTGCTATTTTTTCTTCGATTGTATTATAAGCTAGTAAATAATGGATGTGGACGCAATTCTTTTGCCCTATTCTATGAGCCCGGTCCTCTGCCTGAGTTAGATCACCCGGAGTCCAAGGCAATTCTATAAAAGCAACATTACTAGAGGAAGTCAAAGTGAGTCCGACTCCAGCCGCCTTAATGTTTCCTATGAACAACCTAATTTCATCAGAGTTTTGAAATCTATCTACAGCCATATGCCTCTTATCCATTCCCACACTTCCATCTATCTTGACAGCTAGGTTTTTGAACTTCTCCATCAGGGCATCAATAACAAATTTATGGTTAGCAAACAGGATAAGTTTTTCACCACTTTCTAAGAAGTTTTCAACCCAGTTAATAACTTCATTCAATTTACCTTTAACAGCCAATTGTTTTAGCACTTCTATTTCAGCAAGGGCTTGGGCATTACTAGCTTTCTCAGCCGCGGCACTTCCTCTATTAACTTTCATCCAGTTTATAAAGTTTGACTCAGCTTCTTGGTATTCTTTTAGATTGTCCAAATCAATAGGCGTGAAAGTTCTAATTTTATCAGGAAGCTCCTTCAGTACATCTTTCTTTAATCTCCGAATCATAATTGACTCAGAAAGCTTTTGATGGAGTTCAGTTGTATTAGTTGCTCCAGAGAAGTCCCAGCCATATCCATTGTATTTAGCACCACAATATCTTTTAGCATAAGTCCAATAATCAGGAGCTACCGTATCATCAATTATCTTAATAGCATTAAATATTTCAATTGGTCTGTTTACTATTGGTGTTCCAGATAAAGCTATGAAGTGGGGTACACCTTTAGATAGGAGTTTGATTGCCTTTGTTCTTTTAGCTTTGTTGTTCTTAAAGTAGTGACACTCATCAGATATAATTACTTGGAATCTATAAGCCCGAAGAGCTTCCATCCAATAAGAAAGAATATCATAGTTAATGATAATAATATCACCAACCAGAGGAGTAGGTGTTTGGCCAGATAGTATTTGAATACATCTGTAATCAATTGTTTCTTGAATTTCCTTTTCCCAGTTCAGTTTTAAAGATGCAGGGCATATAATCAACACAGGTCTTTTTTCAGGATGTAGTTGGAGATAAGCTAATGATTGAATAGTTTTACCCAATCCCATTTCATCTCCTACCAAAGCCCTCCCATCCTTCTTATCTATGAAACTGACTCCTATTTTCTGGAATGGAAATAAAGTTTTTTTAAGTCCTTTGACCTCCACTTCTTTTAGGTCTTGTTTTTTGATAGTAGATTTTAGAAGATGATCCATCAATACTTGCTCCAATTCAAATCCCCATCCTGATAGCTTTCCAATAGCTTCTATGGATACAGGGCTTGTCCAATACTTTCCATCGGATACATATCTTCGTCCCGGTAGGGTTTTAATGTTAGTAATATCATCATGGTTAAAAGGAAAAGAGATTTTAATCAATTTAGTACTGGGAGTGGGTTTGATCAATATTGCCCTTCTTAGAGCTACTGTTTTTGGTTTCATTTCTTCTTCTTTACTTTTTAACATTAAGTGGTCCTGAGGAGCTTGTACAATTTCTTCAGAAGCTTCTTTTGTTTTGATTACACTTTTAGGAAGCCACTGATCAATTTTAATTTCCTTTACAGCACTTTTAAGTCTTTCAATATTGGCTTCTGTATAACCTCCTATTGCTTTCCAATCATGGAAGTGTCCTCCACATTCAGGTCCAATTCCTAATATAACACTAACAGGGTGCGTCAGAGTCCTTCCACATACGCAACAAATTCCTGTTTTAGTAGTTTGGGTGGTTCCTTGGCCATATATATATACAGCTCTTTCAGTTTCTTTTAAAACAATCCCAGCAAACCACATAGGGATTTTATTATGACGGGCAAAGCCGTTTTTAATTTCAAATAAAGTTGTCATGATTTTGAGTTTTAAGTTTTGGAGCTTTTAAAAAAGGATGCCCTGAGGGATTGCCCTCAGGATACATCCCACATACAGAATAAAAACTCACTAAAATCCTGAATGTTATTTCTTCTTCCTCCTGACAATAGGAGCTTCCTCAAATGTTTCAATATTTCTTTGGAGGGCTTCTGCTTCAACAATGTTTTGAACTTCCTCTTCCTCCATCTTTAGAGTGCTAGCAATAATGTTCCGTATTTTTGCCCTTCTTTCATCCGACCTTTCAGCAAACTCTACATCACGCAAAGACTCTGATTGTAAAAATAGATAGGAATGTATCAGTTGATTGATTAGGAGTGGGCTATGGCACATTAGTCTTGCCGTTGCTGCATCTGTTTCATCATCCCACGCAACATCAAGATTATTTTTGTGCATTGCTTCTCTAAGATATTTGGTGGTACATTCAGCAATAGGAATATACCCAAAATCAGCAGTGTGTACTTTTATGATAGGTTTATGCAGAATAGAGTCTGGATCAAATACCCATTTACCTTTTAGCCAATTCTTATTAAAAGAGTTCAACCAATTTCTTTTTGATGCTTTCTTTTTTCTTTTCATGATTAGAGTTTTTATTTTAATGAATAAATTTTGTTAATTTCTTTAGCAAATATTTCAAAGGAGGGCTTCCGTGGGTAGATAGTTCTACGGCCCATGGCTTTAAGCTCCTTATGTCTTTTGAGCTTTCTTTGCCAATCCATATATAGGGTTTCATAAACAGCCATTTGGTAAGCCCTATGAATCGAAACATGATACATCGTCCTCCTTCCTTTTCTCCTAAAAGAAATGGTGCCCTCTGGATTAAGGATTACAATTCGCCCATCCAGAGTTTCACGAGTTACTTTCTTAGTCAATTTGGTAGGCATAACTTTTAAATAAATATGTTTTCAATTGACACCTGAACATTTCTTCTAAGGTGTTTTAAATAGATTGTACCGCACGCTAAGTTCTTGTGCCAGCTACTAACTGTCCCAACATCTCCTTTTTTAACCTTACTGGCTAACAAGGTTGGGTTGTCTTTAGCATTTCTGATTATTACATTAAGTCCTAACATCGTTTTGATTTCTTCAATAGTTTTAGTTTTCATAATTTTGAGTTTTTAACAGTTATAAATTATTTCATTTTGCTCTTGGTCATATACTTTTCCATCTGGAGTTCTGAAACACCATTCATTAGGTTTGTTTTCAGAATTAAACCAAACACTCATCATTTCTCCTCCATTACTTCCTCCACTTATATGCTTCCAACTTATATTGACAGTAAACCAAACTCCAAATCTATCATTTTCTTCATCATAATTTAAAGATGAACTAAAAGTATTTATTTGTACATTTTTAAAAATTGAAGCAAATATTCCAGAGGTTTTAACAAGGTTGTCAAAAGATTGAATCTCAATGTATTGATCTCCATTTCTTCTTTTTTCCAAGGTGGTTATAAGTTTAGGAGTAAAACCGATTAAATTAGCAATCATCTTTTCAACATAGCTAAAATCTAATGATTCAAAATAGTTCTGATAATTTTTCATAATTTGAGTTTTTAATAATTTGATTAAGTAATTTATATGTGCGAAGCTAATCCGTAGCCACCAGCAGGATCAATTTCATCATCCAATACATAGGCTTCTTTAACTTCAGGTGAAAAAACAGCTATGTCCCAAGCTTCACTAACAAGGTCTTGGATGTCAATAGCTTCTTGATTGTTGAGTCTATATTCTATATAAGCTCTGGTTGATAAAATTGTTCTTGATGCTAAAAATACTAAAAGCCTTAAATCTGTAAAAGAGGGCTTTGGGCAGTTGATAATTAAAAATGAGTTTTCCATTATTCTGAGTTTTAAGTTAATTAAATTTATGAACAAGCTTCTATATCCCATTGGATTCTTTCCAGAGGAGTTTCACTGCCCCAATCCTTTTGGATCATATTTCTAACATAGGCAATCAATCCAGTTTCATACTTAGCATTTTCTGCCATATCATAGGCATGCTCTGCTCCACCATTTGAGGCCATTCCCTTAATCCACCTATTGTATTTGGCTTTGGTCCATCTGGCTTCCTTCTCTAATCTTTTTGCTTCCTTTTCTTCCTCTTCTCTTTGAATCCTTCTTTCTACAGCTTGGGCTTCTTTATTTATAAGCTCAATAATAGTAGGTGTTTCTAATTTCAGCATGTAGTTGAAATCTGATTCCGACCAGTTAGAATTTCTTTTAACATTCTCCTTGATGGAGTTGTTTTGGGTTTGATAATACTCTTTTAATAAGTTTAAATTGTTCATGATTGTGAGTTTTAGTTAATAAAAAGTTTGCACCAGCTCAGGTCTTGAACCTGAGTGACTGCCAGTCTGGTTTTAACAATTATAATTTTCAATGATCCAATCTTCCAACTTCCTTTGATGGTCTGTAGAAAGGTTAACATAAAAGAGTAACATAACAGCATTACTTCCCACTTGGGTATAATAGCTTTTGAATTTGGTTCTTAGATGTCCTGCTAATAAAGGACTGTCAAACCATACTTGTTCAATAAAGTCTGGAGTGTAATTGTAACTGAAATAATTAAATTTTCTGATAGCTGAGTTTTCCATGGTTTTGCGTTTTATTTGTTTCTTGAATTACTTAATTTCATAAAGTATGATCGCAAATCCATCATACTAAAGGTGGAGTGGCATCTGACATTAACAAATTTAGCTAATGTTTTAACTTCATCATCTGTTAAGTTTTTGTAATAATCTCTTTTCCGTATCAGTACAGATGACTTAACTATACTTGATTGAGGAACACTGTCTGTATTCCTGTTAATTACTTTAAAGGATTTTGCACCCATTCCAAGATATGGATCAGTTGTTTTTGAATTTTTCATAATATTGAGTTTTTAAATTTGTTTATAATCTTTTCCATTTTTCATTAGGGTTTTCAATACCTAATGCTTTGAGCTTCTTTTTTGAGACAGTTTGGTATTCTTTCATATCCTTTTCATTCTCATCAATATCAAAGTCCAAACGGGCTTCTTCTGATTCTTCCTTAGTTTCCCAACCTGAACAAATCCGGTGGTTAGCTTTCTCTATAAGGTAGAATTGGTATGCATCTACATCATCGCAATACCTTTGGTGTTCCATTTCTGCTTTTGTTCTTCTTTTTCTAGTTGTCATAATCTTGAGTTTTTAAAGTTTCTGACGAATTGTCTTCTTTTCTTCCTCCTTCTATATTATGATTTGTTTTTCCATTTAAGGTACAAACCAGAAGGATAATGATAAATGTTTTCATATTTGAGTTTTTAAGTTTTGTGCCCTGTTCAGTTATGAACCGAATAAAGTATCACATACACAGGGCATCCAATTTTTTTAGGGTTGGTGAGATAATAATATTTTATTGAGTGAGTTTAAAAAACTATCTTATCTCTAGTATCGGGAGGGTTTTAATTAGGGAGCTTTTTTTTAAGCTCCTTTAGTCTTAAAGTTATCCTATCTATTAAACCTTAGAGTCTAAGGTACCGAACAAAACTTTTAAAGAAAACTTTGAGGTCAGGTCTATCCGTTTCAGCCTATTTTATGGGAACCAGTCGTTCAAAGGCAAGGTAAATATAAGGTGACTTTTTTATAAAACAATGACTTTTTTAAAATAAATTTTTATTTGGTTCATAATCAAACAATTACAAGGCAATATTTTTTTAAAGCTCTAATCACTATAAGAGGAAGTTAACTTTGTTTCATTCTGAAACAAATTGCTAGAGAAATTATGTCAAAAACTTATCAAGGAAAATATGATCAAAAGTATGATGAGAGAGCATACAAATTATGTTTGTTGGGATTGAAAGATGACGAGCTTGCTTTAGCATTTGGAGTGGCTCAGTCAACAATAACTTTATGGAAAAGAGAACATCCAACTTTTAAGAGGGCAACTGATATAGGAAAGAGAGAAGCAGATGGAAAAGTGGCCGAAGCTCTATATCATAAGGCTATTGGATATAGTCATAAAGACACCCACATATCTGTTATTAAAAATAAGGTAGTAAAAACACCAATTACAAAACACTATCCTCCTGATACATCTGCCTGTATATTCTGGCTAAAGAATAGAACCAGAGGACAGGAAGTGCCTTGGTCAGATAGATTAGAGGTGACAGGAGCTGAGGGCAGACCTCTTCTAAATGCTTCCCAAATAGACCTTTCCGACCTTAGTGATAGTGAATTAGCATTATTAAAGAGTCTGTCAGAAAGCCTGCACCAATCCACAGAAATGAGAAGAAATACCAAAGTCAAAAAACAAAAACAAAAAGAGCTTAATTAAAAAAAGCAAAAGCTACTTTATATGAATATGCCAGTACTTGATATCGCCAGAACAAAGAAGCCTAAAAAGCAAAGGATGAAACAAGCACTCCAAAATTATTATACTATAATTAAGGAGCAAAACAACCGTAGCTTTTTTGAGTTCTTTAAATACTTCTGGCCCCAAGTCTCAGATGATGCATTAAGTTTGAATTGGCATATAGAATACCTATGTGATGAGTTACAAAAGGTTGCAGAAAATGTAGCATTAGGATTGCCAAAAGAATATGACCTAGTAATTAACATACCACCGGGTACAACCAAAACAACTATATGTAGTATTATGTTTCCAGCATGGTGTTGGACAAGATGGCACTGGATGAGATTTATTACAAGTAGTTATTCAGGAGCTTTAAGTTTAGAGTCAGCTGAGTATTGCAGAGACTTGATCAAGAGTGATCAGTTTATGGAGGTATATCCAGAATTAACGATTAAGGACGATAAAGATACCAAGAGTAATTTCAGGCTTCAAAAGTCCATATGGGACAATATAAAGAGGATGCCAGCTATATTAAGAGGAGGTAACAGATACAGTACATCGGTGGGCGGGACATTGACGGGATTCCACGGGCACATGCTGATTGTAGATGATCCTCTGAATCCCAAACAAGCCGTTTCTGAGAAGGAGCTGGATAATGTTAACCATTGGATGGAACAAACCTTATCCACTAGAAAAGTATCAAAAAGAAATACACCACTAATTTTGATAATGCAAAGACTGCACCAGAATGATCCAAGTGGAAAATTACTAGCTAAGAAGAAAAAGAAAGTTAAGCATATCAGTCTACCGGGACAGATCAGAGATTATGAGAAACAACTCAAACCAATAGAAGTTAAGGAGAAGTACAAAGATGGTTTACTTGACCCAAAAAGAATGTCTTGGGAGGAGTTGGATGAGATGGAGATAGACCTTGGCCAATATGGATATGCAGGACAGGTAGGTCAGAATCCAGTACCACCGGGAGGAGGAATGTTCAAAGTGGATCGTTTTAGCTATATAGAAGCTATGCCCTCCCAACCACAGATAATGGGAGTTGTAAGATATTGGGATAAGGCAGGGAGTCAAGGAGCAGGCTGTTATACTGTTGGAGTAAAGATGGCCAGATTGAGGTCTGGTAAATTCATAGTGATGGATGTTAAGAGAGGGCAGTGGAGTAGTGAGGTGCGTGAGGCTATAATAAAGGATACAGCCGAAGCTGATGGAAGAGATACTTTGGTGTACCATGAACAAGAACCGGGCTCAGGAGGAAAGGAAAGTGCAGAAGCTACCACCAAGAACTTAGCTGGGTTTGTAGTACAGGCTGATTTACCAAGAGGTGATAAGGTATACAGGGCTGATCCATACTCTGTCCAAGTCAACAATGGTAATGTACAGATATTAAAAGGAGAATGGAATTTGACCTTTATTGAAGAGCATAGATTTTTTCCTTTTAGCACTTATAAAGATCAGGTGGATGGAGCCAGTGGCGCATTTACTAAATTAGTAGGAAAGAAAGAAGCAAAGATATGGTAACAAAGAAAAGAAAACAGATGATAGGAGGAAATGGTGTAAATCATACCAGACCTTTAATGTTGGATTTGGGCTGTGGGGCATTTACCAGAGCTGGATTTGTAGGAGTAGATATATGGCCAGCTGGAACTCCTATGTTTAAAGGTGTACCAGCTAAGACAGATGTGGTTGCTAATTTAAATAAAGGGATTCCGTTTGGGGATTCTGAGGTTGATCAAATCTATTCTGGGCACTTCTTAGAGCATGTGGACAATCCAACCTTCTTAATAGAGGAGATGTGGCGAGTATGTAGGGATGGTGCTATTGTAGAAACAGTGGTGCCTATATGGGAACATCATAGTATGGATCATAAAACAATATTCTTTCCGGGATGGGGCAAAAGATTCTTTACTGAAGATAAGTGGGAACTGGTTGAGGTCCGAACTAAGGAGAAGTATGTTGAAACAAGTGTAGGTTTATTCTATACTATATTTGAGCAAATGGTTATAACTAAAGTAATCAAATGAAATTAGGGATTCTCATATTGCAATATAACTCAGTTGAGTTTACTAATAGACTGGCCAAGAGTATTCCAGAAGCTATTGTTATTGATAATGGTAGTGATAAAGGAAAGCGATTCAAAGGAGCTAATGAAACCATAAGACTGGATAAGAACTATGGTTTCACCATAGGTTGGAATAAGGGAATAGAAGCAGTGTATGATAGGTTTGATGCTTTCTGGCTAATGAACAATGATATCGAGATTGATAGAACCAGCATAGAAAGAGTCCAAGCCCTATTAGAAAGAAAGGACATTGCCATATTTACTCCTTCCTATAATGGATGGGCAAAAGAGTTTGACAATCATTTCACTGAGGATGTAAGAGAAGTTGGAGCAATAGAGTTCTGCGCACCTATCATTAAGAAGGAAGTATTTGAAAAGATAGGCTTATTGGATGAACGATTCAGTTTAGGGTATGGAGTGGAATTTGATTTCTGTTATAAAGCTAGGAAGGAAGGATATGGAGTACATGTGGATGATGGTAGTAGTTTCTATCATCATGGGCAACAGACCACTGGAATAGAGCTGGGCCGGACCTTAGTGGAGCATGAAAGAATAGCTAACAAAGAGAGATACAAAGTGATGCAGGAAATCTATGGTGCTAATTGGCAAAAGAAAACCATGGAAGGCGTCACTCTAACAACTGAGCTAAGAACACCAGTGGTTATCTATACTACGGTATTTGGGAATTATGATGAAGTGAAGCCTATTCCAAAACAAAAGGGATATAAAGAAGTGGAATACATCTGCGTGACGGACAATCCTAAATTAGTATGCCCTGATCCATGGAAGAGATTAGTGGTAGTGAATCCTTGTGGAAGCCTTGACCCCAGAATGAGGGCCAAATATCATAAGCTTCTGTTTTTCAGAAATCCAGTACTAAATAAGTTTTACAAGCTCCTCTATATAGATGCCAGCATTGAGGTCACCAGTGATAGTTTGTTATTGGAAGCCTTTGGTGATATGGAGCATATGAAGCTCTTTAAACATCCCAGCAATAGAACAACCATACAAGAAGAGATCAAAGAAGCTAGGAAGCTAGTGAAGTATGTTGGAGAGTATATGGAAGCGCAAGTGGATCATTATACTGAGCAGGGATATAAGAATGAAAAAGGCTTATGGGCATGTGGAGTAATGGCCCGAACTAATAATAAGAAGGTCAGAGAGCTAATGGAAGCTTGGTGGGAGGAGAATGTACAATGGACTATCCAAGATCAGCTCAGCTTTCCTTATGTATGCTGGAAGCAGGATTTCAATCCACAGGCTTTTAATGGTAACCAAGGAAAGAATGATTGGTTTAAAGTAATATGGCATGACGATAATAGGGTTTCGGAAGCTAGGAAGAAGCTTGCCGAGAACAAGTCGCTATATGTGGAGCAATCAGATAAACCTATTCTAAACAATACTAAGTACAGTCCAGTTGATATGGGAGTCTTAATGCCCGTTTATAACACTCCATTAGTTTATCTAAAGGAAGCTGTTGAAAGCATCCTCAACCAGAGTGACCCAGATTTTAAATTTGTAATAGTAGATGATGGGAGCACCTTGCCAGAAGTAATATGGTATTTAAATCATTTATATTCTAAAGGGCTTATAACATTGTACCGTTTTGATAAGAATGTAAAACTGGCCAAGAGTTTGAATAAGGGCTTACAGGTTTGTAAAACAGAATGGGTCATAAGGATGGATGGAGATGATATTGCCCATAAGGATTTGGTGAGAGTACATAAGAACAATATTCGGAACCATCCTAATAGAATATGCACTGGAGTACAGGCAGAAAGGTTTGGGAGGAAAACAAAACCAATTTGCCATCCTTCCTTAGTGACGGCAGAGGATGCTTATAACATGGAAGGATTCTGGTTTGTGAATCATATAGGAGTCTGCTACCATAGGCAAACTGTACTCAATTTAGGAGCTTACGGTGACACACAGCTAGCGGCCGAAGACTATGCCCTTTGGGTCAATATCTTAGCTAATGGACATAACATCTACAATCTGCCTTTAGTATTGATGAGGCACAGGACTACGGATGGAAAGCATAGGAACAAAGATGTACAGAAGTTTTTAGAAAAGCAAAAAAGTAAATTGGACAAAATAAAAGTATAAAACAATGAATACAGAACAGAGCAACCAAGAAGAAAACAAGGCATTACATATAACTGATGTTATAGCTATGTTGCCCACCAAAGAAGAAATTGAAAAAGAAGCAAATAGTTACGATAATAGTAT